GTGGAATGACTTTTAAGTGCCATATCTCCTCCTAGCTTTGGGGAATTGTGTCCAACTTACAATATAGTTTTTACACATCCCTTTCCCACTCATCCTTGCTAAATCGTTCGTGACTTGCATCGGTTAGTCTCCACCCGAATGTATGATTGACCATGGACATAATCCTTTTGCCCATAGAGTTACATATGGGACAATGGGCTTCTGGAGTATCCACATAACATAACTTTGTGAATGTCTTCTCGCACTTAGGGCATTGATATTCATATATAGGCATAATTATTTCCTTGGTTTATTAAGAACATAGGGGATAGAGTACTCATCGAGGAAGTCTTTTACTGTTCCCGTGTGCGTATCACAAGGCCAGCCGAGTTCCCTGAATGCCCTCCTTACCATTTTAGCCCTATCCTGAGAACTCTTGTCCTTAGCCTCTACTGGCTCTAACAAAATCGCTGGTAGCTCTCGTATCTTGCTTTGCCTCTCAACATTATCCTGATGCTTCTTACTCTTGTTATGCACTCCTATATTAGTATAAGGTCCAGTTCCACATATAGCACACATTGTTCCTTCAGCCATAAATGTCTCCCTTCTATCCTATCACCACTGTTTCCTCTAGCCCTAGTACATTAGGATCAGAGATTAAATTGATAGCTTTCAAAACCTGTTTGTCCCTTAAAACTTCATCATCCCCGAATGTATGCACATGCTTATTGTTATTCTTGTATGACTTTATCTTGCTTTGAATATCCTGAGCACTGTATCCACGGGAACGCAACCACTCTAATCCCCCTGCTACCAATTGGAGAGCACCCTCTTCGCACTCTCTTATAAGAACATCTCTTTCCCTTGCCCGTACTGTAGGCATATCTCCTACATCTAACCCTACAAGGATAGCTGTATAACCTAGATAGTTGCCAGGTCTCTGTAGTAGCGTATCCTTTGTCTTGTCCCATAAGTCAAAGTCCAATGTTATCTGTCCCATAATTCCTCCTTAGTAATGACGCCAGAATACAATCCACGAAGCCAGAATGGGGGATCTTTTATTATTCCTTTGTCTCTGGATAGTATCTGTCTAAGATTGGCAGTTAAAAAACTGGAGGTTCCTGAGCTTATATCACTCTCACTATGTTTGCGTGGGTCTTTGATTATTCCTGCTCTATAGAAAAGTAAGTTTATTCGTTTCTCCAATTCCTGCCATTCTTCCAGTGAAAGGTCATCTCCAGCCAGATGGAGTGTGCCAGTGGACTCCGTAAAGCCCACTGGCTTTCCACCGACCAGAGTTTTGTGTATTTGAATCTGGTCGAATGTTCCCATTAAACTACCTTGAACACAAAGGTCATACAGAGCATAAGCGGGTCATCCCCTCCAGCTCCCTCAGCTGCTTTGTCAATGTCCACAGACAGTATATTCCCTGCCTCTATGATACCAGTAGCATCAAAGGCTGCACTGACATCTGCCTTGTTAATATCAGAGGCAGCACAGGTCAGGGCTGCAGCAGCAATACCATCAGTGGTGGTCGTGGTGGTTTCATCATCCACACCAGCACTGACATCAATGGTATAGGTATCTTCCGTATCCAATGCAGTTCCAACACCGCACCACCACAGATTAGCTTGCTCCAATCCAACGCAATTCGCAGGAACCTCAAGACTGCCACCAGCAGCCTCAGCGACAGCACCAAGTAGGACACCTGTAAAGTCCCCATACTGGGAGTGAGCTGCCGTGCCATCACTGTTAAGGTTCAGGTTAACTATCATTTCCTTAACAGGAGGTATATCCACGTAGAGTTCTGAAGTGGATAGCCCATATCCAAGCACCTGAACTAGGTTATTAGCCCCCGTTGGTCTGGTGGCGGTAATACTTCCAGCAGTTGTGCTGAGGTAATATTGGTCTCCCTGAGTATAGGGAGCATCAATATCAACAATAATACAACTTCTACAGAAAGCTCCAACAGCACCAGAATCAAAGTTGCTTACTGCTATTGCCTCCGCATACTTAGTATTATCGTCAGCATCCGCTAACTCCCAGTCAGTCCCGTCAAAGTAGACAGGAGAACCTGCTGTGACATCCGTTGATCCTACAGTGCCAGTAAAGACACCCCTTGCTTGTCGTACATAAGCATCGCTTGCCATATTTGTTTCCCTCCTTTTTCTTTGGTTAAACTACCGAATTAAAGTTTAAGACGACGAGTCAATTCCCCCAAGTGCAGCAATCATCTTAGCTGAAAAAGCAACAGCCTGAATGTAAACTACCATACGATAGAGATTCTCATTGGCTTTTTCTTTGATACCAATGTTTTGGATATCAGGATTTAGTACATCGCCATTATGGATAATGGTATAACCCTGTTTATCCTCACCGAATTTCACAGCAAAGATTGTCGTGGCAGTGCTGGAAGGCCACGTTGAACTATCATTATACTGTTCGGAGTTTGTGATGTAATCCGAGATAACAATAGGAACAGTATTGTACAGATAAACCTGCCTACCAAACATTTCTATCCTGTCAAGTGTTACACCACCACCAGACGCCCTCATAAGAGATGTTAGTTTCCTTCGCATCGTCTTATTCATAATGAGAGCATCAGGAAGTCCATCCTCTATCATATCGATTAGTTTATCCACTGCTGCCAAGGTAAGCGTTGTCTCTGCTGTCCCTGGGCCATCTACTACCAAGTCATCCATTGCCATCATACGGGTATCAGCCCTGCATAGACTGTCAAGCCCCTCAAACTGGGTAGTAACTGCTTCTGGTTCGCCAGTGATAATCAAGTCCTCAATCTTTCTGGAGAGCGACTTAGCCATCATGCCAAAAAGCCTTGCTTCTTGAGACTGAACATTGCTCCTTGTTTGAAGTGCGTATCTATCTAATGGGGCTTGCACACCGACAATCGCCAATGACGCTGACTTCGCCGTATAGGTTGGTTCAGTGTCTGCCCACGTATCACCTACCGCATGAGTGGTAGCAGTAGGGAGTGCATTTTCACGATTGTACTTCAGGGAATTTCCCTCAAATGACATGAACTGCAAATGGGGTGCGAGTTCGCTTGTAGTTATTATATTCTCGTAAACACCATCAAGCAAAACATCGTTTGATAATTTTGCATATTCACTTAAAGTTGCCATATTTTATTACTCCTTCTAGAGGTTAAGCCTCTGTTTTAGCCCCTCCTCTATTTTTTGTCTTGCCGAAAGACCACTGTAGTCTTTCCTATTCCCACTCGTCATACCAGAGTATGGCTTTACAGGCGGTACAGGAGGAGTCTCAGTAACAGGTGGGATAAACTTTTTACTCCATAGCGTCTCAGCAGCTTTGCGTATCTGTTCTTCAGAGTAAGCACTAAAGGTCTCACATAATCCTTTGAGTTTATCAAAGTCTCCACCCTCATACTCCTCTACAATCTTTGTGATACTTACATCTCTTTCATAGTTATCTGCCTTTTTAATACGCTCTGAGTGTTCCCTTAGCTCTTTGGCTAGCTGTTTCTCCCTCTCCCTAAGATCTCTTTCCTTTTTGGCAAGGCTAAACACCTCAGGGTCTTTACTTGATAGTTCGTCTAGTTGCTTCTGTAGAGCCTCCCTATCATCTTTAATAGAGGCAAGCTCATCTCGCTCTCTCCTTAAAGCGTCTACCTCTGCCTTGTGTTTCCTCCCCTGTTCCATCAGTGCATCACTTCTGAATTTCTCTAACTGCTCTCTGGTATAAGTCTCTGGGGGTTTTTGTGAAGTCTCCTGCGGTTTAGCACCAGAAGTTTCCTCTGGTTTTCCCTGAAGTCCAGATGGCTGTCCAGGTTGAACCTGAGTGGTATCCTTTTGCTCCTCAGTTCTGTCCACGGTTATTGTCTCCTTATTATTTATTTCTAGGCTTAAAGCCTGAGTCTTTTTCTATTGCGTAAAGCAATCTCATAGCCCTAATGGCTGCTTCGTGTGATTTACACGTCTGTTTTACTTTCCATTCACCCCCCTTTTCATGTAAGACTTTATTTCCCTCTACTTTGTACGGCATAATCACCCCCTGAATACTGGTAGTATCTGTCCGCCATCACCCATCTCGGACAATCTCTTAGCTATCTCTTCGTCTAGTGATAACTTCTCACTTTGCTCTTCCGTAAGTGTCCCTGTTGCAGGCTTATATCCCTTAGATAAAACAAGCCAAGCATCTAATTCAGGATTCTCTATTCTATATCCCATTCTAGCACTGCCTAGAGGCAAGCTCTGATAAACTTGATACAGGTCAAATACCTCCCTAGTAGGAACTTTACTAAAGTCCTTACGACTCCACAGTTTCTTATTTACCATCTCATCCACTAAGGTCT